GGCCCAAGTCTTGCTTATGCAAGCTTTGGCTGGTCGTCGCCACGCCGGTGCCCAATTATTGGGTCCCGGGGTGTCGAGGACAGCTTCAGGCGTTCCGCGGTTAATACCTGCGACTCATAGGGTCCTGCTTCGGCAGGGTCATGTGCCGACTGCAAGAGTTTGGCTTAGCCTTCTAAGTTTATACCGGGTATTGGAATTTCCCGGGAAGGTTAAGTTGAGTACTATTACGGCTCCTGGGGTGATTATCCCAGAGGTCGAAGTTAGCACTCTACGGGCTTCATTTCTGAAGTCCTGGAAGCTCTTGCGTACGCAGTTCGGTGTTCAAATGGCCCCAACTGGGGGTCCTTGGATACCCGGGCTGCGGGCTTCCTTCTTCGCTATCCTGCGATCTGGTCCGCTTTCATCACAGGGGTTAACATCCGTTAACCCTTGGGTTGTTTGCGCATCAGCGCATTCAATGCTCCGATCAAAGGTCTTCGCAGAGTTTAATCTGCTCTGCGACTTATTCGGTAGCTCAGCCGTAAAACAGCTGTGCTACGGAATAGTGCAAATTCTCAGTGTCTGTCCTGACGCTGAGCAACTAAAGCTCTTTGGTCGAGTACTGAAGCCCAAACCAATTGGGCGGCTAGGCTTTAAGGAAGAGCCAGCAGGGAAAGTCCGAGTATTTGCCATGGTAGATCCGTTTACCCAGTGGCTCCTTCGGCCGGTCCATGACCGGCTGATGGAGATCCTTAAGGGGATCCCACAAGACGGCGCGTTTAATCAGGAGCGGCCTCTTCTAGCTTTGCTAGAGAGGTGCAAAGCGGAAGGACGAGTACATATGTACTCGTTCGACCTCTCTGCGGCGACTGATCGGGTCCCGGTCTCTCTGCAAGTGATGGTCCTTAGGGACTTGATCGGGCAGAAAGGTGCCGAGGCCTGGGCGCGGTTTCTAACCGTTCGCGAGTACTTAGTACCCGCGCACGCTCAGAAGCGGTATGGTATCGAGGTTAACTCGGTACGATACGCGGTGGGACAACCCATGGGTGCGTATTCATCATGGGCGATGCTCTCGATGATCCATCATTTCCTAGTGCAGGAGGCGGCCCGGCGGGCCTCCCCCGATTACCAGAATCTGTGGTTCCCCTACTACGCGGTGCTCGGCGATGACGTTGTCATTGCCGATTACAAGGTAGCAAGGGAGTACCAGAGACTGATGGATGTGATCGGAGTCGAGATTGGCTTAGCAAAATCCGTACTATCCAGAAATGGATCGTGCGAATTCGCTAAGCGGTTCTTTTGGAGGTACATGGACTGTAGTCCCGTATCTCTCAAAGAGCTGGCGTTGATAAGTAATCCAACTACCTTGTTGGAGCTCCTCCGGAAGTTTTCTGGAAGAGTGCCTTATCGACTGTCTACAGCCTTGACTCTGATGGGATATGGCTTTCGAGCCAAATCCCGGATTCATCAAGAATATAGGCTCTTATCGAGGGGACTCGCGTCGGCATTATTAATGCTTACGCGACCTGACGGTGGGCTTCCATGGGCAAGCCCGGATTGGGCACACTGGTTCTTAACCTTTGGGTTAAATTCCAGAGTGATCGAGCCCGACCGAGTCGACGGTTTGTTACTGTTGATTCGGGACGAGCTCGTAACGAAGTATCGGGGGCTGCTAGAGCCCGCTGTTGCTTTCCGATCTTGGGTCCAGAAATGGATGATACTAGCGGTATCCGGTTCGAGAGGACCAGATATCCTAGCGACTACCGAGGCCGGGTTCGATCGATCTATTCGTAAATCGTTCGAATCCGCGTTCCTTGCTTTAGCCGTAGGGTGCTTATATACCGAGATGTTCTCACGCCAACTAAGTGAGATTCGTGAGCTGAATTCAGCTCTAAAGTCTTTCTTAGCTCAGTTCTCCAGTGTGGGGAACCCAACTAAGTTAGCTTCTGCCATCAATTCCTTGGTGGCTGCTTGCCTTTCTGCGGAAAACCTACTTAGTAGGCTGCCTCGTATTCCTGATGTAAATCGGGATGCGACGCTTACGCAGATAGTAAGATTGAAGGTCGATCGGTTAATCACCTTTCGACTGAAGCTAGCTAAGAAACAGACACGAAAACCCATGAAGTAGCTGGATAGCTACCGCGACTCGTCACCGCGCGGCCGCACCTCAACAATCAGAGACCCCGTGGGGGCAATCTCTGATCAAATTATTGAAGCGCAGCTGAGC